GTTAAGCATAAACGGAGCAATTAGCTCATCCTATAATAATAGCTTTGTAACAGCTGGCAATTTATGGATACCAGGAAGTGGATCATTTACAATTGCACAATCACACTCAATGGGGGTATTCTCCGGAAGTGTTCAAGAGCTAAGATACTGGGCATCAGCATTAACTAGAGATATCCTAGACAACCACACACTAGCGCCAACAAGTTATCAAGGTAACACTGATGGTGTTTTCACAGGAAGCACTTCGAGTTTTGATACACTAGCATATAGACTTAGTTTAGGTTCAGATAGTCAGAAAACAATTGACACAAGCTACCCAGCAACCTCAAGCTTTAATTCGCAGCACCCTGATCAAACAAAGGTGATGCCATCAGCGTCTTTCTACAACTTTACAAGTTCAGCTTATCTTGCGGTCGTAGAAGAGAACTCTCTAGAATGGCCCGATTTAGGTGCTAATAGGAGTGTTGGTAGTAAGGTAAGAATTGACAGTACAATTTTATCGGGTAATCAACTATACACTGACAATAAAGCAGAGCGACCTTTAACAGACAGTTATCCACCAGACAGTCCACGTTTAGGCATTTACTTGTCTCCGGCAAATGAAATTAATCAAAACATAGCAGAGCAATTTGGAGGCATAAGCATAGACGATTACATTGGAGATCCAACTTACCTTGAACTAGACAATTATCCAGCGTTAATTCAGCTGCAACGAGAATATAGCAAAAAGTATTCGAATCCAAACAAACCAAATCAATACGCTCGATTACTTGACAAATACAATGCTGCTTTATTTCAATTGATTAAACGATTTGTTCCATATAGAGCAAATACGCAAGTAGGTTTAGTAGTAGAGCCGTTGTTGATTGAACGTAGCAAGTTTGCAATCAAGCAACCAGTTTCTAGCGATCTACTATATACAGCTTCTATCGACTTAGTAAACCCGTTCCCTCCAAGTGGTGAAGTAGAAGACCCAACAAATACTCCACTTGAAAATTACGTACAAGAGGCTACGATTGGGGGCGATGAGTCAGACTATCTCACAATACAAGGAGATGCTCAACAAATCATGCCAATCAATACAGACGAGATTGCTGTATATAGCTTTTTCAATGAGATTGGAAACGGAAGTGAATTTTTTGAAGAAGTAGATGGTACAATTGATCTAGGAGTTAATGCAGCAGGTTGGAATGCACGTTATCTAGGTTCAAAGTATGTGTATATGACATACGCTTCTAGCGGAAGTAACCCTAGAGTGTTAACTTATGTAACCTCTAGTCGATACGATGAATTTGAAGCATTACCACCGGCACTACTAACAAGCACATACAGCTCCCATTTTGCACCAGCAAGACAGATGTATGATCGCGACATCTATAATAATAGAGCATTTACAGGACAAAGAGCGCTCACAGCATCAGCTGAGTTTTCATCATCAGGAGCTGCAATTAACAATCCATGGACAAACAACTTTGGTTTAAGATTGTCGTTAACATACTCAGGCAGTAGCTCCGGAGGTACTTATGGAACTAGTGTGTACGGTTCAGCTGTTTATGGTAGTGGTGGCGTAAATGCTATTGCACCACTGACATCGAGTGTTTATTGGTCGTTAAACAGTGCAGATGGTTTATTCTTTAAACCCTACACCGCAGGTACTGGATTGTATACTGGATCATTTGCACTAGATGCTTTTATGTATGAACCGCAGGATGCTCATACATACGATTATCTATATCGAGTAACCATCACAACAGAGCTTACTGGTAGTTCGGGTAATCCAACACTCTTAGTGTACTTTGGTGGATTTGATTCACCACTATCACAAAGCTACGCCCTATCTGGAAGACAAGTAGTATCCTATGTAACAAGAGCAACTGGAACAGAGTTAGCTGTGGCAGTTCAAAAATCAAGCTTCTCTAATACTGAGTTTATCAAAATAAAAGGGATAAAAGTTGAACCATTAAATTACAGAGCACAAGTACAGGGATAACGGACCGGTAATTACAGTCACACTGGTAGGTGGATCAACATTTACATCTTCACCAGCAACTCAGCAGGGAACTTTCCAAATTAGATAGTTTTCTAAAACATGATATATTTATAGTAAGAACCAAATAATAACTTTTTTCACGTGGGATATCTAGATAATACAACTGTAACTGTCGATGCGATTTTGACAAACAAAGGTCGCGAGCTGTTGGCAGCAGGCGGTCGATTAAATGTAGTTAAATTTGCTTTGGCTGATGATGAGGTTGATTACGATTTATGGAACCCGGCACACACATTAGGTACAAACTACTACGGAGCAGTAATTGAAAACATGCCCGTTCTAGAAGCGTTACCAGATGAAACGCAAATGATGCGATACAAATTGATTACACTTCCAAAAGATGTAATTGGTATTCCAGTAATCAGCATTTCACCATCAACTGTAAGCTTTACATCTCTTACACAAGAGATTACAATTACGCCAAGCACTTTAAACCTTCAAGGAGCAAACACAGCACTTGGATACACAGCGATCTTAAGCGATGACACCGTAGCATCTTTAACTGTAGCTACAGATGGAGCAATCACAACTTTAGGTGGTGCAGTATTAGCAGCTAACGCAGCAAACACAGCAGTGACTGCTACAAGCTTCTTAGATGATGAGGTTACCGGAATATCCGCTACTGGAACATCTGTAACAAGAACTGGTACAAAATTTGTATTAAAAGCAAAACCGCAATCAAATACAACACAAATCAAGAAAGCGTTGTTAACTATTTTAGGTAATGAAACTGGAGGATTCAAGACAATCGTAATTACTGTAGATCCATCAGGATTTATGACACAAGATATAGCAACCGGATTAGCATTATAATTATAACCAATGGCAGAGATTTCTCAATCGTTTGGTGGAGCGACTGGAATTGGATTCTTTACCCAATCCGCTCAAGTATCTCAGTCTGGTGAGTACTATGTGAATGTTTATCACAGAAACCCACAAACAGACGCAAATGGTGCAGTACAGTTTGCGGTAGCTTACGGACACAGACTAGGTAGTGGTTCTTATGGTGATCCAAACACAGTTGGACAAAACCAAAATGACACACCATCCAGAGCAATCTACTCACAATACAAGAATCAATTATTACCACCAACTGATACAGCATTTACGTTTGGAAACGATACTCCAGACGCTATCATGGTAATTAACGTTTCTAGAGCTCGCTTCCGTCAAAAGATCGATCCAGGAAACTGGGAGCTTCGAATTGCAAGTGGTGCACTAGGCACTGGAGCAACAACTTATAGCTCTTTCATCGATAACAGCGGTGAAGAATCAACACCAACACTAAATGAGGCAGGTCGTGTAATTGGTATCTATAGTGGATCTGGAGCAGTAACAGCATCTAACACAGTATATGGTCTATTCTATCCTGATCACGGAGTGTTTGTATTCAATGCTACTCGTTTAAACACAGCATTAGGTATTCCATTCAACAGCTCCAGTGCCGCTACACTATCGACTGCTGGAACTCAACCAAAGAACTCAGTAACAGCTTCTATGTACATTTCTGCTTCTACTTACTTTGCAGCAAGAAGTGAAGAAAAAGTAACATCAACACACTACTTTGTTCGTGTAACTAACCAAAGCTTCAACTTCTCTAACAACCCAACGTTTGTTAGTGGAAGCACAGGAGCGTTTAGACACGCTAGTATGTTACGTAATCCTAGCGTATATATTACTACAATTGGTATGTACGATGTAAATAACCGATTATTGGCAGTCGCTAAATTAAGCAAACCTTTATTGAAAAGCTTTAATCGTAATAGAACCCGTGGACGCCAAGCGACTGCGGGTTTCTTTTTCTAAGCCTATTTATATACAATGGCAGGAGTTTTTAAAAACCTAGATTCATCCGATATCAGATTGACACCATTTCAAACACACAAAAAGTGGAATGATGCAGTCTGCTACACTAATTATTACTCTACAGTAAACGCACGACCAGCGAGTGTAGGTGGTCTTGTTAATGTAGTTGATAGAGCGTTTGCTACAGATATTAGTAGTAGTAGAGTGTTGAGGTTAGATTCGTCAGACGACTATACAGTACTATCCTCATATAGTGTTCCACGATTATCAGGTAGCCGTTATGGTTTCGATGGAGCTCAAGCATATATTGAAGCTTACGGATCAAACGGAAGCTTTGCTACTGTCTCGATGCTATCTAGCATGCTTACGCTAGCAGCAAACGGTGCCTACACAAGTTCTGTTGTGAGAGTGCCTTACGATGTATCTTATAGTGTATCAAGTTCAACGGAGTCCTTTATATATGTTGCAGGTACAGGCGGAATAAGCGGACAAAAGTTTAATGTAACGACTGGAGCATTCTCAGGTACAGAACACACAATAGCAAACTTAGCTAATCAATCCCTCACATCTTCGTTTTATGCAGTCAATGCTGAAGGAAAGAGTAACAATAATAGAATACTTGCAATATCTGTAACTGGGTCGAACGCATTTGCTGTCACTTTATCAGGAAGCTTTGCTGCAAACACCCTAGTAGTAGCAGGATCCAGCTCTTTAGGATCTTCTCCAGGCGTCTTACCTCAAACTTTCTTGTACAGCAAAACTCAAGACCTATACTTTCTACTCATGCAAAATGGTAGTTTGTACAAGATTGAATCAAATGCATCTTCATCACTACTACTAAGTGGCGTTGCGGAGATCGTTCAAGATAAGTCAAACTACATATCAGGATCTACAACATACCAAGACACAAAAATACACGTAATCTACCAGAGCGGTGAGGTAGGGTTAGACCTATACGCAAACCCATCTCCAGGATCTTTTGATAAGGTAGTTGACGCAAGACAGTGGGTGGCAAGAAAGCCTATGGTTAAGGGGACAATCCAACGAAACATAGCGTCAGGTTCTATTGGCATCTTTGCAGGAACTACATCTAGCTTAGACGAGTCTGTATTCTTTACAATTAACCCAGACACCTACGAGATTTCTGATCCAATACACATGGGAGCAACAAAGGGTGATTTAAGAATTACAGCAAACAACCTTAATAACTTTATTGGATTTAGCTCTTCGTACAATAATAGATTTGTACAGTTCGATTTAGATACAACAACATTTCAACACTACAAGACGAATTACAACCCACAACCATCACATCCAAGCTACAATCCGCTAGACACGCTCTTTGATCAAGGTAATCCAACTTTCCAGTATTTCGAACCAATTACAGCAAACCAGAAGTTCCAACGAGTTGTTCATCAATCAATCAATCACCTATTTTACCAACACTTTTA